CCACCCTCAGCCAACATCGGCACCTTAGGAATGTTGATACCCCAGGTCTGGCCACCGAACATCGGCACCCAGTCAGGAATGTCCATTTGGATAGTGTTGAGCGCGCCAATGATTGCGTTGATAAACCCAATCCAAGTGTTGACGTATCCGCGGAAGGCGTTGCCAATACCGTCAAACACGGCACCGAACGCGCCAGCGATACCGTCCCAGACGGAGGTAAAGAAACCGCCCACCTTGTTGATAGTGGTCTGGAAGAACTTCACGATGGCGTTCCAGACACCACTGATGTTCTTGACCTGCGCCTTGAAGTAGTTGACGATGCCCGACCAGATAGAACCGAACCATGCGCCAATCGCCTTGACGGCGTTCACTACAAAATCGCTGAAGGCCTTCCAGATTTGCTGCCCAAGTTTCGTCTGCGTAAAGAACCAGACCAGAGCAGCCACGAGCGCCGTGATGGCAATGATAATCAACACGATAGGGTTAGCAGCCATAACGAGGTTCCAGGCAGCCTGAATCGCGATACCGGCCTTCTGGATAGCAGCCCAGAGTGCCAGGACGCCTACGTAGGCCTTCCAGCCGAGTACTAGCGTTCCGATAGCCACGGCCAGGGTGCTAATCCAAGTCCAGTTGTCCTTGATGAAGTTGATAACTCCACTGATACCGTCAAGCACGTCATTCAGCGGGGTCTTGCCCTTCTTGAACTCCTCAAAGAAAGTCTGGACGGCGGGCACGATGTTCGTGTTGATGTAGCCCACGAGGGTAGTCATGGCCGGCAGCAGTGACTCACCCAGAGTGGCTTGAGCCTCGCTGAAGGAAGCGGTCAAGATACGCTGTTGGTTCGCCAGGCCGTCAGAGGTACGACCAAAGTCGCCCTGCTGAATAGCGGTCTGCTTGAAAATGGCTGAGTTGGCAGCCAGGATTTTCGCTTGTTGGTCTAAAGGACCCTTGCCGTTATAGATGCCCATTCTCATGGCTTCGGCCTTGAGAGAGGCGTCGTCCAGTAGGACACCAAACTTCTTGAGCGGTTCACTCTCACCGCGAAGTCCAGCGCCCAGGGCAGTCAGGGCTTCGTCAACTGAAGTATTGTTGAACGAGGCAAGGTCGGTAGCCAGAGAGACCAGCGAGGTCGAGAACTCCGCGTTGTCCTTGTTGCCCAGGCCGGCAGCCTTGCCGTAGACACCGAAACCCTTCGCTGCCTCAAAGACCTGAGTGCGTGTCTGGCCGAGCGCGGTTGCAGCGCCGGCAGCAAACTTCTCCACTTCCTTAGAGCCGTCACCAAAGACTTGACGGGTGGCCGACATTTGCTCTGAGAGGTCAGAGGCACCCTTCACCGCTCCAGTCAGAAAGTTTGCGACACCGGCAGCCGAGGCAGCAGCAGCCAGAGGGGCAGCGAAGCCCCTCACGGCGGTACTGAACCGGCTCTTGAACCCCGTACCAAACTTGCCACCGGCATCCTGGCCGGCACCGGCAGCCTGGCTACTGAGGCCAGTCTTTAGATACTGCTCAACGGCCTTAGTGCCCGGAACAATGTTCACATAAGCGGTTGCGAGTGCTCTCTCAGCCATCGGTGTCCTTCGGTTTCATTGCGTCTAAAATGGCGCGAACCTGCGCCTGCGGGATGGTCGGTTTACCCGAAACCTTCGGGTGCTCCCACGGCATCGTTGTCCGCTTAGGTTTGTTCTTGCTGTTCGCTGCCACGAAGGCGTCCAACTGCTGAACCTGCATAATCCACTCAGGGGATGCGGGGTACTTCCACTCATTCCATGCAGCCTGAAGCCAGGACGATGAGTCTTGTAGAAGTACGCTCGTCAACAGGATGGCCTCGCGGTAAGACACTCCACGGCCGATGTCCTCAATGCTGAGGTTGAACCGGTGGCGAAAGTCGTACGCGAACTCTGCGGGGTGCTCCTCGATTAGTTCTCGGAGCCTACAGATTCCCCCGGCGTTGCACCCTGCATCCATGTAGTGATGATGTCGTTGAACTTGTCCGGCGCGAGGTCGTCCATAGCAGCGAGAGTTTCACTGTCCTCGCCTAGTACGGTCTCCAATAGCAGGAAGGCCTTGTCCATTTCGTCAGTGCCCTTGCGTGCCTTACGCCACGCGCCCGGCTTGATGTCCTGCAAGTTAGGCAGACTGAACGTCTTGCCGTTGTGCTCAAAAGTTAGCGGTTCATTAGCGGTCATTATTGTCCTTAGGTTTCAGCGGTCTTGAAGGGGTGTAAGCCAGGGGAGCGGGCGACCGCTCTACCGCGCCCCCCTGGCCGTCTAGAGGCTGCTGTTAGGCAGCGAAGTCAGACGAGAACTTAGTGAACGCGACACCGCTGCTGTTCGGGAACGCGGTAATGGTCATGCCGTAACCGAGAACGTCACCGTTAGCAGCAGTCAGAGGCTCAACAGCGGTAACCTCGCCAGAGGCGATGTAGGTGCGGATAACCGAAGCGCCGTCAACAACGTTGATAACGAACGACTTACGTCCGCCCGAAGCCGAAGGGTTTACGTCAACCTTCGCTGAGGTGCCAGTGCCCGAAGCGGTAGTACCGTAGTACAACTCAATGACGGCCTTCGTAGTTTCCATGAGGGTAAACTTGAAGGTCGCGGTGCTCTCGGTAATGACCTCGCGCACAAGGTCACCGTTCTGCCAGGCGCGAATCTGAGAGGTTGAAGTCTCGATTGCTTCCTCAACGCCGTCCGGTGAGACGTAGCCGAGTTCGGTGAAGCCGGTCAAAGTAGCGACCGACGAAGTGGGGGCTGATGCTGAAGTAGCGCCGACATAGACCGAGCCAGTCACGCCTACCTTTACTGCAGAGGCAGTGTTTGCCATAGGGGTTTCTCCTTATTCGAATAATGAGCCACAGGCTCGGTTTTCGGCATAGCCGAAATCTAAATCGTGGAACCCTTGACCAGGAGTTGCACGTCCAACATGCGATGTTCCTGGCGGGTGTTGTCCGCTCCACGTACGGGACCCAAAGCCACCGTTACTTGCTTGATAGGGTCGCCGGCCAAATCGCGGATAACCGCTTCTAGCCAGAGCGCCAGGCCTGAAGCCTCGGCATAGTCGTCTGCCCAAACGTCCAGGGTGAGAGACGCGCCCTTGAGCACGTAGTCCTGCTCCCGGCCGTACGACACCGTGACCACAATCTGCGTTGAGGGCTGCTCAGCGTCCGGTAGAGCCTTCTTGGTTGCTACCACCGTGCCGGCATAGTCAGAGGCCGTCAGTGCGCCGTTGAGGTAGGCCACAATGACCTTCTCAATGTCTGGGAACAGAACCGCCATGTCTAGCCTCTATCAGTGATGTCGTAAAGTGCAGCGCGAAGGTGAGCGACCCCGTCACGCTTTTGAGTATGAAAGTGAACGGCCGTAACAGTTTCACTGTCGGCCAGGGCAACAATGTCCACACGTGGCCGGCGTCCGCGCATAATCCAACGAATCTGGAAACCGGCATCCGCGTAACCGTCAATGGTTCCGCCCGCGCCGTTCTCGGCGTCACTAGCAGTAGCCTCGGCACGAGCCTTGACCTGCTGAGCCTGAGCGTTGAGCAAGTCACGAACGCCCTTGTTGCTTCTTAGAAAGTCGGCAACCCCTTGAGGGTCAACCTTGACCTTGACGCTAGCCATCGCGCCTCTTTACCTGAACAACCACGCCGGCCGGGGTAACAAACGGCGACACCCAGGCGTCCATGCTGTCCTTGATAAACTCAGTGCCACGAATAACGAAACGGTCACCAGGTTCAATCTGCACGCCGTTAGGCATGTAAATCGTGAGCCGGCTGTCCTGCGGTTCGCGGTTAGGCTCAACATCCTCAGAACCGCCACCGAAACCGATTAGGCAGTCCTTGACCGTGATGGTGGTCATTGAATACGTCTTGTTGCCGTACTCGTCCGTAGCGGTTGCAGACCGCCTCTTGATAGTTACTGTCTCGCCACGGAAAAAACTCAAAGTGCAGCCTCCGGTTCAGCAGCCTCAGCAGAGACCCACCCGAGGTCAACCTCAAAGGCCTTGCCTCGCTTCTTAGGGGCGAGCATGTTCTTTTCCTGCTCGCTCATCCAGATGTCGGAGTTCTCTCCGAAGTTCCTGGCCTGGCTAAACGGACCCACGGCGGTCTGGTGATACGACAACGCCTCCGGGTTGCGGAGCAGTCGAGACACCATTCGGGCAACCACCATGACGACCACGGCCTCGTCTAGAAGGTTGTCGTCAATGCGGTCTTGAATGAGTGGATACTCAGCCAGAACCACTGCCTCGGCGTCCGAGATAAGCGCGGTCAAAAGGTCATCGTCAGTCGGAACGTCTGTCCCGACCCACCTGTCCTTGATGTCTTGAGGGGTTGCCCAACTCATTTTTTAGCCTTCCAAGCCTAAAATCTGCATAGCCTTCACAGGCCGTCAGCGCCACGTAGACGCCATAACCCCTATGTCCGGTGTACTTACCTTGCCGGTGCGCTGTTCGGGGTTTTCCTTATCGAATAAGGACTTCAGCGGTGGTGGTTAGAGGGGGCTCCCAGAAGCCCGAAAGCCCCCTCCAACACAGATAGGTTGCGTTGACTACGCGGTGAAACGCACGAAGGCGTTCGCGTCACCAACGATGAAACCGACCTCAATCTCAGCAAGAACTGCGAACATGTTCTGCTGGAAAAGGTTGATGGTTTCGTCACCGACAACTAGCGAGGCCTGGTCAGAAATCTTGACCTGAACGTCCTCAACGGTTCCCCACATAGCCTGAGTCCAGTCGCCACCGAAGCCGAGAATGTCGGTGGTTGCGTCCTTGTAGGCAGCGCGAGACTTGAAGATTGGACGGCTAAGAACCGAACCAATCGAACCGTCAGTTGCAGCGTTGTTGATGAATAGAGGGCGGTCGTTGCCGTCCTTCTCACCGTACAGAAGTGCCTCGCCCTGAGGAGCCATGATGGCACCGTTGAACTCGTAGCCGGCGTTTCCGATAGTGGTAAGTGCCGAGACGAAACCGTCGTAGACACCGCCCGAAAGCGAAATGGCCGAAGCCGAGGCTAGGGTGTCGAAGTTGCTGCCAGGAGCGGTTCCGTGGAACACAGTCGAGTCAAACTTCTTGGCAAGTGCACCAGGAAGGCGCGAAGCAAGAGCGTCGTACAGGGCTGGAAGGTCACGGCGGAACTCGTTCGAGAAGGTCTCGATTACGGCCAACTTGTACGGCTGCATGACCTTGCTGCCAACAGTGCCGTTAGAAACAGGCTTCGCGCCGGTCTCTGCAACCCATGAGGCTGCCGGGTCACCGGTGATGGTACGGAATGCAACGCCCGAACCAGGAAGGTTCACACGGCGCGCTGCACTCTGGATGACGGAGGCTTCCTGCACCTTAGCAAGGATTTCTCCAGATACTGCCTCAGGGAGAAGTACTCCCGAGGTTGAACGGCTTACATCAGCCATTATTTCTCCTTAGTTGTTTTTTGATTACAGAATCTCGGCCAGGGCTGAAGCGAACTGGTCGGCAGTCGAAACGCCGGCGTTCGTAGGCTTGCCCTGGTTGAGGTCTGGCTTAGTGGTTGTTTTTGACTGATTCGCGATAAGCGCGAGCAGTTTGTCTGCTGCTGCCTCCAACTCGTCACGGGACGAGCCAGTCAAGAGGTCAATGGCTTCTGCCGGGATGCCCTTCTCAGAGGCAACCTCGTAGCGCATAAGCCGAGCAGTGGCCTGAGTAGCCTCTGCCTGCAGAGCGTCCAGACGTTCCTGCAACTTCTCGTGCTCGGACTTCTGGGACTGCTCATACTCCCGCCAACGGGCAGCAGCGTCTGTGTCGGCCTTAGCAGCCTTCGCGCGCGCTTCCCACTTTCGGGCTAGTGCCTTCCAGTCGGTCTCCTGGACTTCCTCATGCGAGTCGGTCTCCGGTACCTCAAGGTCGGTGTCGTTGTTTGCAACGTTCTCAGTTTCGCTCATCGCGTTTTTCTCCTATGCAGGATAATCAGCCATGCGGCTGTCCCCGGCTATTTGCCGGAAGTTTTAGAGGTTCGGGTTAGTGCCGAACTGGCTCTCAATGTCAACGATTAGCGCCTGCATCTCGGCCGGCAGGTCACTAAACTCTTGAGCGCCTTCAATAAGTTTGTAGAACTTGATACGGGTCGTGATGTCCATGCCAGGCATCCATTGAGCAGCCCAGGCAATACGGCGAGAAAGGTCAGGGTTCATCGGTCAATCACCTTCAGTTTTCCTCGGTTCACAACTACCGTGTAGCCGGTGTCTTTCATGACCCAGGCGTCAACGCCGTCCATGACCATCATTACTGATGTTCCTTGGAAGCGGTCGGCCACGTCATAAACGGGGTCGCCCGGTGCAATACCGCGAGCCGTGCACTCGTCTTTCCAACGGGTCTTGAGCCCTTCCATGTGCCACATGAGCGCGGTCGGGTCGTCAAACTCCATAACGTTCGCGTTGTCAGCGAAGCCGGCAACGATGCCCTGGCCTGAAGCAATGAAATCGTCCACGCTTCTCACTCCACCGATAGAGCCGTACGACCTGGCCACTTCCCACGCATTGTCATAGACACTGTCGCCCTTAGTGGCGAAGTACGTGCCGTTCCCGAAATAGCCGAGCCCGTGGTACGGGGTGTCTTTTGTGAGGTATTGCTTGACCATCTCGGAGGCCGGCAAGTCTGCCTTGCTGGCCAGACCACGGAACATCGGCTTGTCGCCTAACTCAGCGATTGTCTTCACGAGTGCCGGCTTGCCATTGAAACCCTGCTGGTCTGTGAAGTACGAGAGCAGGCTGTCTCCGTTAGGGTCATTGGCCTGCTGGCCGACAACCTGCGCGAAGGTAACCTTGTCGCGCCACTCGTCAGCGTTGTCCAGGGCGTCACCCACAGTTGCGTATCGCTTAGTCGGCCTGACTGTGGCAGGTTGCTTTCCGGGCTTAGCGTTCGCCCGCATACGAGCCAGAACGTCCTTGCCAGAACCGCCACCCTTAGAGGCCTCGGCGTATTCCTTCTCAAACTCGTCGTAGTAGTCCGGCCTGAAAGGTTCCTCGCCGGCGAACAGAGGCTGAATCGTACAGTGGCAGTGGTCATGAAACTTGACTGCATAACTGGACGTGCGAACCTTGCCGTTAGTTGAACCTAGTGCCATCAGTCTACAGAACTCGCAGGCAGTCGCTTGAGCGACACGCTGAACGCGAGAAACGTACGGGTCAAGGGCAGCATTGAACAGAACCGTGTCTCGATGGTACGAAGCCACTTCGCGGGTTAGCGCGTTGTTCATAGCCTGAACCGAAGGCTCATGGCCAGACACGGCACGTACCTTCATGGCGTAGTTGACCACTCGGTCACTCTTAGCGACCAGGTCGTAGGTGTCCGCGTAGCGAGCAGCAAACTCCTGCCCGCGCGTAGCCACCGCTAGAGCGCCTTCAGTCCTCGCCCTGGCATAACGAGACGCCTGGCGTCTTACGTTGCCTCTGCCGGCCTGCTGGTACGCCTGAGGGTTGTTTTTCAACCACTCAACCTCCAGGCTGTCGTAAAACTTGACCGCTGCAGTCGCGTTGAGGTTGCCGTATTGGTCAAGCAACTCTGGCACGACCAGACGCAACAGACCGCCGTACTCCTGCTGGCTCATGCCGGCACCGACACTCACCGCGTCCGTGGCTTGAGCCATGAGCAAGTCGTTGACCTGAGCCAGGATGCGTTCCTGCTTCTTGGTCTCCTCGTAGCGCCACCGGTTGTAGGAAATCTTGCGACCGTCAGCCGTGTCTACCGGGGGCTGGTCGTTATTGGTCACTCGTTACGGCCTCAGCGGGTGCAGGAGCGGTTGCTGCTCGGGCAGCGTCCGCCAGGTTAGCCACGAAGTTTTGAGCCTCAGAGGCGCGCTGCTCGGCACGGAGAATGACCTTGTCGCTCTCGGTGAAGCCGAGGCGGTTACGGGTAACCTCGCTGTTCGGCAGAAGCACGCCGGCCTGAATCAACTTGACGGCCTCGTCAGCCGAGGCTGCACGGGTCGGGGTAGCAGCGTCACGCCAGATAGGGCGTACCTCGTCAATGCCATCAGGCAGAACGCCGTCACGGACGAGCAGAGCCAACTTCGCAACCTCGCTCCAGGTACGGCCGAACTGCTTCTGTCTACGCTCAGCGCGCTTGACGAGGCGAGCCTCCATTTGGCGAATAGCGTCAGCAGACGCCGGGTTGTCGGTCTGCACGCCGAAGTACGAAGCCGGCAGCGCCGTCTCAGCAGCGAGCATCTGCGCGTAGGCACGGATTTGGTCAAAGTACGGGCGGACATCGTTGGCCTGGAACTGACCCACGGTCGGCATGACGTTCTCAGCCTCGTTGTACGGGATGCCCATGTAGCGACCCTGGTACATAGTCCACGGGTTCAACGGGTTACCGTCAGCGTCAGTGAAGGTGTCCTCAGACGCGCCCAGAATGTATCGTTGCGGGGCACTGTAGAACTCACGAGCAACCTCGGCACCGAGCAGGGTACGCATAGCGCTCTCAGTGAGCGAGCGGACTGCCGGCGTAATCTCAGAACGGCCGTTAGGGTCGCTTGAGCGCGGGTTGTTGATGAGCGGGGCAACGAGTACCCGGCCGAGGTTGTGAACGTTACGGTCAACGTCCACCCACTTGCCGTTGATACGTTCAAGCATGATGGTTTCGTTCGGCAGATACAGAGAGCCGAAGGTCGCCTTGCCGAAGTCGTCACGGTTCATGAGCAGCGCGCTAGAAAGACGGCGGGTACGAAGGTCGTAGATAGACGTAACCTTCTTAGGGCTCTCAATGGTGATGAGCGGGTCAGCCTCGCCGGCCATGCCCTTGCCCACAGTCACGAAGCCCGTGCCGTAGATGAGCGCGTCCTTGTGGCCGTTGCTGGACTCAAGGTCAAGTTCGTTCGCGCGGAAAATGTCGTTTACGCCGAAGTCGTCACCGCCGATGAAGCCCTCAAGGTCAAGACGCTCCTCAAGAACGTCTACGGCAGTGCCTGCCCACCCGACAACCGCTTGAACGGTGGTCAGTTGAGGCGGGATACTGATACGTAGGTCTTTGAGGCGGTTCTTGCCCTCGTAGTAGCGTTCCATTTCAGCGTTCTTGCTGTCGTGCGACTGCAGGTTTCTGAATAGGTAGTCTACTAGACCAGTTTCGTCCTGATTTAGGCTCATAGAATCGTTGCCCTTCGTGTGGCTGTATTGCGGTCTTTCATAACTTGTCTTGCTCCATTTGCCAGAACGGCACACGCCAGGAGGTCAACCTTTCGCGGGCTGGACTTCTTTTCCTTGCGGAAAGAGCCGGCCTCGGTGGCCACGGCGTTGAGCACGTGTCTCTCCAGGCGTCTGTCCCCGTCATGGCCGATAGAACCGGCAACGAGGTCAGCGATAAACTGCTGAGCCATAGGTGCAATACGGTGGTTCGTAGGCGGAATACGCTCCACCCGGTTTCTCCACCGCTTAGACCATTCTAGAACGTCAGGCTCATAAAATGATGGGTCAGCCCATAGCATTTTGACGTCATAATCGTTGAACAACTTCTCGATGGCTGCATTCACGTCATGACGGTCAACAGTCCAGTCAGGGTTGTTCGGGTCTGGCTCCCAGACGGCATGTACCGCCAGGGTGCCGGTGTTCAAGTCTTGGATAACGATGCCGGTGGCGTCACCAGAAACAGAGCCGTCAAACCCGGCCGTAACTGCTGCACCCTTCGGGATAGTCTTGTCGCGTTTCGCTTGAGCCCAGAAGTGCGGGCTCACGAAGTCCTCGCCGGCCAGGCGTACCCACTGATTCAGTCGGTAACGTTGAAAGCCTGCGAAGCCAGAAGCGCCGGCTTCGGCAATAGCAGCCTCAAAGTCGCCGGCGTCCAGTAGACCTTCGGCCAGGTTCGGGTTAGCAGCCCGCCAGACATCCGGGTCAGTAGGGTCACTGTCGTTGCCGGCTTCCCACCACCAGAACCCGAACTGAGGGTCTGCCTCGCCTTCGGATTCAACGACACGCTTGCCGTGCTCGTACAGTCGGCCTAGCAGAGTGTCGGTGTTGCCACCGGCTGTCGTGATACCGACAACTAGGGATTCTGGACGGTCAGCAGAACCGGTCGTGAGCGCTTCCCAGAGTTCATCGCCACGCTTGTTGCTCGGTGAGGATGGCCAACCGTGCAACTCGTCAGCAACCACTAGGGACGGCGCGAGACCGTGAGCCCTCATGGCGTCCGCGGATAGTGCGCGGTAGATGCCACCGGTAGCGGGGCACTCAAGAACGTCTCGGTAAACCTTGATTACACGGCTCAACTCAGGGTTGTTCATTACCTGCGAGCGCGCTTCACCGAACACGATACGTGCCTGAGCACGGTCACCGGCAGCCGAGTAAACCTGAGCACCCTGGGGTCCATAGACCAGGTGCTCAAGCGCTATCGCGGTACCGAGTAGCGACTTCCCATTTTTACGTGGAAGGCCGATTAGTGCGCGACGGTATCTGAGCAGTCCAGTCTCAGGGTTCGTTTCCATGAGACGGTTGATAAGCCACTGTTGCCAGTTCGTAAACTCCAGAGGCTCTCCGGCTTTGAAGCCACGGGAGGCTTTCAGTAGGAGGGCAGCGAAGTCGGTGACGTTCTCACCGCGAGAGGTTCCGGCTAACGGGGGTACTGCGTAGCGCGGAGACCACGATGGGTCTGGTTCGGGTAGGCGGTTTATGGCTAATCACCGCTAGGACGCTCAGGGTCGCTTTTGACGGCCTTCGTGCGGGAGTAGGTTTCAGGCACGGTACGTTCAAGCCACCATGCTGCAGCCTGCCAGGAACCGCTCTTGGCCGCGTTCTGGATGTACGTCACGTTGCGAACAATCGCTTCAGCGCGTGCTCGGCGTAACGCCTCCCAGAACCTTAGATAGGCGTCATGTTGCGGGTTAGGTTGCATTCCAACCGCGACACGCTCTGCCTCAACTTTTCCAATCTCAAGCCACCGGTACACGTTCGCAATCGAAGTGCCGGCGAAGTGCGCTGCCGTCTCGATGTCGTTGCCGGCTCGTAGCGCTTGCTTGAGTTGCTCCAGGGTTTCCTCCTGGAAAGTCATTGGAGGCTCTAGAACCTCTACGGCCTGGTCGGCACTAGGGGTTGCCTCTGCCGTGGCCTCTACGGCCGGCTCAGGGCTTTCTAGAGGCACTTCTGGGGTAGCGGGGGTCTCAGTCATTACATGACCCCGGCTCTCATGCGTTCGCGCCTACGAGCCTCAAGTTCGTCAAGCGCGTCATTCTGTCGAACCTCAGACAATCCGAGACGGGCACGGTCTGCCGGCGAGAAACCGAGGGCAGCGAGCCAGGCCGTGGACTGTGAACGAAGTTCCTTGAGTTGCGTCACCATCGGGTGAGTGACGAAAGAGCCATTCGGCAAGCGGTAGAAACGAGGCACCTCGCCAATAGCGATAGCACGGCGAATGTCTTCGCTCTCGTCATGCGCCTGGCATAGCAGCGTCACGACATGGTAGTCGGCGTCAGGGCTTAGCCACTGTTTGCCGGCGCGCCATACCTGCTCCCAGAGCAGCATGCCGTCAACACCGAGCACCGGGGCAGACGGGGTACCGTCAGCAGCCGGCAGTCCCTGAGAGGGCAGCGGGGCAGCAGGAAGCGGGCGGTGTCCCGGGTTACCGAGAGCACGCTTGACTTCCGTAGGCTTGGCCGGACGGCCGGTAGGTCTACCTGTCGTGGCCATGCGGCCTTCTCCTTGCTGAACCATGCGGTTCTAAGATGTTTTAGAGGGTGTCCCTATGCAGGGCTACCCCCCTCAGACTTTCGCGTCTGTGTGTGTTGGCTAACCGCGCCGGTGGCCTCGGGGGGGGGGGAGGGGGGTGCTCCCCCAGGGGGTCAGGCGGGCGGTCAAGGTGTTCATTAGTGCCTAGTGTAGTGCTATGTGTCGCTATTCAAGCGCGTGGTCGTGGTGTGTTGCTTTGCTTTGCTTCGTGA